ATGATAACAACATTGTTTTAAGAACTCAATTAGGACTTAAAAAATTAGGTGTTGAAGACATTGAAAATGATTCAGTAAAACTTGAAGAAAATATTGAAGAATCAGAAAATGATATTTCAGAACACGATGAAGCGGAGAGTTAACAAGCTCTCTTCTTTTTTTTTTATATTTTTCATAAAAATGCGATTCGCGAAAAAAACAAGCCCTTTTATAGGAAGAGAAAGAAAATTTTTCTTTTTATAAACTTTTTATATTTTTTTTTGGGGGGAAAGGAGACTTGAGCGTGACTTTCAAGCAGGACTAATCAAAGAATTAAAAAATCGGTTTGATGGTTGTATCGTTACAAAATTAGATTCGTCGATGATACAAGGTATTCCAGATTTACTAGTTCTTTACAAAGACAAGTGGGCAACACTTGAAGTGAAGAAAACAAGAAACTCACCTCATCGCCCAAATCAAGATTACTATGTTGAGAAGATGAACGAAATGTCATTCTCTCGATTTATATTTCCAGAGAACAAGGAGGACGTGTTAAATGAATTACAACGATCATTCGAATCTTAGTAACAAACATGCAACATTGAGTCCTAGTACTTTTCGTTGGGCGTTTCAACCAGAAGGAACAGACATCAATAATTATATTTCAAATGTTTGGAGTAGAAGTTATGCTCAAATAATCGGAACAGCATTGCATGATATTGCGAGAAAACAGATTAAGACCAGAACTAAACTTAACAAGTTTACAAAGCAAGAAGTTCTAATGATGTTAACTGAAGATTATAGAATTCCACGTGCTGCTATTTCTTTAGGTATTGACTTTGATATGGCTTACGAGAATCTTACGTCTTATGTAAATGATGCAATCGGTTATTTGATGAATCCAGAACAAATTTTATATTATTCAATGAATTGTTTTGGAACAGCTGATGCTATTTCATTTAGAGATAATGTTTTAAGAATTCATGATTTAAAAACAGGAATTGGTGCAACACACATGGAGCAGTTAATTATATATGCTGCTCTTTTTTGTTTGGAGTACAAATACAAACCTGAACAAATCAAGATTGAGCTAAGAATCTATCAAATGAATGAAATACAAATTGTGGAACCAGATCCTAATGATATTTCAGTTGTCATGAAAAATATTATTTATGCCGATGAAATCATTAATAAGATTATGACGGAGGTGTAAGTATATGTATTATAACAAGTATACTATTGACGACCTGTTATATATGGTCGAACAAGAAGGTAGTGTAGAAAACTATCTTCAACACTATGGAGTTGGTCTTAAAGATGGAGCTCCAGGTAGAGGATCAGGACGATATCCTTTAGGTAGTGGTGAAAATCCAAACCAACATGACTCAGGTGATTTTTTATCACGTGTAGAGGAATTGCGTAGAAAAGGCTTCAGTTACAAAGATGAAGATGGCAAGACTTATACAGGTGATGCAGCAATTTACAAGTCAATGGGTATTAGTAGTACTGAGTTCCGTAAAGAGTTATCTGCTGCAAAGTATGAAAGACGTGTAGGTTATGTACTACAAGCAGAACAACTTTCAAAAGAAGGTAAAGGGCCAACAGAGATTGGTAGAATTATGGGCGTATCTGAATCAACAGTGCGCTCCTTTTTAAACCCTTCCAGTAAAGCTAAGATGATGGTAGCACAAAACACTGCTGACTTCTTAGAAGACCAAATCAAGAAAAAAGAAATGATTGATGTTGGTAAAGGTGTTGAAAAAGAATTAGGTATTAGTAGAGAGAAACTAGACGAAGCTTTATATTTACTAGAACGTAAAGGATATGGAGTTTATAGTGGTGGTATTACTCAGGCTACAAACCCAACTCAACAGACTACACAAAAAGTATTGTGTGCTCCTGGTATCGAGCATAAAGAAATCTATGATTTAGACAGAGTTAAATCAGTTACTGAATATACATCACATGATGATGGAAAGACTTATAGCAAATTTATATATCCTGAATCAATGGATTCTAAACGACTACAAATTCGTTATGCCGAAGATGGCGGACTACAAAAGGATGGATTGATTGAGATTCGTCGTGGAGTAAAAGATTTGTCATTAGGTAATGATAGAATTGCACAGGTTCGTATTTTAGTAGATGGATCACACTACCTAAAAGGTATGGCTGTATATTCTGATGGTAAAGACATGCCTGATGGAGTAGATGTTATATTTAATACTAATAAACATAAAGACAAGTCAAAGCTTGAAGTATTAAAAGAAGCTAAACCAGGAGACAACCCATTTGGTTCTACTATTAAGTCTGCTGCTGAAGGTGGACAAAGTTTCTGGTATGACGAGAATGGTAAAAGTCACTTATCATTGATCAACAAGCGTGCTAGAGAAGGAGAATGGGGTGACTGGTCAGATAGTTTGCCATCACAATTCTTATCTAAGCAACCATTAGCATTAGCAGAGAAACAGTTAAACTTAGCTAAATCATCTAAACAAGATGAGTACGCTGACATCATGGCATTAACTAACCCAACTATTAAGAAGTATTTACTTAATAAGTTCTCAGATGAATGTGACTCTGCTGCTGTACATTTAAAAGCGTCATCATTACCAGGTCAAAAGTATCATGTAATCATACCTATTCCAAGTATGAAAGACAATGAGATCTATGCACCTCGTTATGAGAATGGTACAAAGCTTGCGTTAGTTCGTTATCCTCATGGTGGTATCTTTGAAATCCCTATCTTAACAGTTAACAACACTCAAAAGGATGCTAAGAAAGTGCTTGGTACTAGTATCATGGATGCTGTTGGTATCAATTCTAACGTAGCTGAACAGTTATCAGGTGCTGACTTTGATGGCGATACAGTAATGTGTATCCCAACACACAATGGTAAGGTTAAGATTAGCAATCGTAAACCATTTGATGAATTAAAGAACTTTGATCCTAAGATGGAGTACCCTGAAGTACCAGGAATGACATACATGAAGGACACAAAACGTGGTGTTGACAATACTCAAAGACAAATGGGTGAGATCTCTAACTTAATTACTGACATGACATTAGCTAATGCTAAGGATGAAGATCTTATTAAAGCAGTACGTCACTCAATGGTAGTAATTGATGCTGGTAAACACAAGCTAGATTATAAGAAGAGTGAGGTAGACAATGACATAGCTAGACTTAAACGTAAGTATCAGAATGGTAAAGGTGGTGCTGGTACTCTTATCTCTAGAGCTAAGGGACAGTATAGTGAATCAAGAACTGTTGGTAGTCCTACTATCAATACTAAACTTAAGTCTAATGGACAACCTAACCCATACTATGATCCAAATAGACCAGAAGGCGCTCTTATCTATAAGAAAGACCCTAACAGATGGTATCCTGAGAGATCATACAAGGATGGTATTACCACTATCAAGACTATTGATGGTAAGAAGGTAAGCTATGACAGTAGAGATAAGGCCCAGTATGATAAGTACAACCCGACACCTCACCGTAATGAGGACGGAACAGTGTCATACACTAACCCAGATGGTACTATTCAGTACAAAGTCAAAGAAAGAACACAAAGAACTACAAAGATGGCTGCTACAGATGATGCATACTCACTATTATCAGATCATAAGCACCCAATGGAAGTTGTTTATGCTGATTATGCTAATAGTATGAAAGCATTGGCTAACGAAGCACGTAAAAGTATCGTTGCTACCGGTAACCTTAAGTATAGTAAGGAGGCCAAGGCTAAGTATGCTGATGAAGTCAAGTCATTGGAGCTAAAACTTAATGGTGCACTATTAAATGCACCTAAAGAGAGGGAGGCCCAACGTCGTGCTAATGTTGAGATCCAAGCTAAAAAGGCAGCTGATCCAAAAATGGCTAATAAAGACCTTAAAAAGATCAGTCAACAGGCTATTAGTAAGGCACGTGTAGACGTAGGCTCAGTCAAACGTAGAGATAGGAACATAGAGATCACCGATAAAGAATGGGAAGCTATTCAAGCAGGTGCTATTACCGAATCTACGTTACAAAAGATCTTAAACAACACAGATATAGATAGATTAAGAGAATTAGCAACGCCTAAACAAACAACTAAGCTAACAACAGCAAAAATTAATAGAATCAAGTTATTATCTTCTTCTGGTTATACAATTGCTGAGATTGCTAAATCATTAGGTATCTCTACATCTACTATTTCTGAATACATGAAATGAAAGGAGAATGATTAATTATGCAACCAAGTTGTGCTTTAACTACAATTGACAATCCTTTCAATCCTTTTGAAGACTTTGATCAATGGTTTTTGTTTGACATTGACAAAGGTTATCAATGTTGTGAAAGAGTTGCAAAGTTTGCTAAAACAAATGCCAAAATGTCACAAAACGAAATCAATATTGAAGTTGAAAGAGCAATAAATGAGATTATTAAGTACGATTTTACTAATACTTTTACAAAAGTTTATGCAAAAGTCGATGAAAGTGCTCTTGATGACGAAATTTTAGACGAATTCGATGAAAATTTAGTTTAAACCCACTGTATTCTGATGTTAGGACCATAAGGGGGGTCTCTAAAAAAGCACCCCCTCCCTGCATCGGCGCGGTCTTTATATTTTCCCCGGAGGAAAATTTATATTTTACATTCTATACTCTTTGGACCTGCTTATGGACAATCAGCAATAATGATATTCTTTTACCTCAAGTCCTGTAATGTCTTTTGCTTTGATTAATAGTAATGCTTTTGCGAAGTTCTCCTTTAAATTAAACATGTCGAAAAACTAGTTCATAAGTGGGCGCAAAGAGTACAGAATGTATATTTGTTCTAATGAAAGGTGGTGCAATAGTGGCTAAGAAGAAGGTAACAAATGGTTCAGAAACTATTCAAAGAACTATGCCAGCACTTTCTGAGGAAGGTCAAGAGAAGAGAATGATTGCTGCAGCTACAAATTTAGCCTATGAGCAGATCATGAACGGAACAGCTTCATCCCAAGTCATTACTCATTACCTTAAATTAGGGACTGAGAAGTATAGATGTGAGATGGAGAAACTTAAAGCAGAGAACGAAATGCTTAAAGCTAAGACTGAAGCTATACAATCAGTTCAACGTATCGAAGAATTGTATAAGGATGCTATGGATGCTATGTCCTTATATTCTGGTGAAGTAGTGGAGAAGAAGAATGACTAAATCATATTTAGAACTAATGCAATTACCAACATTCGAAGAGCGATACGAATATTTGAAAACCAATAGTGCTGTAGGTGTGAGTACTTTTGGTGGGGCAAGATATTTAAATCAAAAGTTTTACAAATCTGATGCATGGAAGTCAGTGTGTCGTGACATTATATTACGAGACAAGAACTGTGATTTAGGAATAGAAGGTTTAGAGATCAAAGGACCAGTGTATGTACACCATATCAATCCAATCACTAGACAAGATATTTTAGATTGTGCTCCTTGCTTGTTAGATAAGAACAATCTTATTTGTACAAGCTTTAGAACACACCAAGCAATACATTATGGAGACATAGATCAAGCAAGAACAAAACTTGTTGAACGTGCACCCAATGATACATGTCCCTGGAAGAATGTAGGAAAGGATATTTTATGAGTGAGTATAACAAAGATAGTATTCTAGACATTACAAAGTGTGAATGCAATGTTGCTCCTGATGATGACAGCTTCGATACTGTCTTAATCACTTATATAAATTCCGTGATCTTTAATCTATCTCAAATAGGAGTCATTCCTTCGAGTACTTATACTGTAACTTCTAAAACTGATACTTGGACAGATTTAGGAGTTAGCGATGAAGTGTTAGGAGCTGTCAAGACATATTTGCCTAAGAAGGTTCATATGGCTTTTGATGCACCTTCTTCAACAAACATGTATAACGCTTTAGATTCTTTAATTAAAGAACTCGAATGGCGACTTAATTTTCAGGTAGATTAGAAAGGAGCGATATTTATGTATAACATGGATTATTACGAAGTTCCTTATTTAATGCATCATGGAATTTTAGGTATGAAGTGGGGAGTAAGAAGATACCAAAACAAAGATGGATCACTTACACCTCGTGGACGTAAACGTTTAGAACGAATGGGATTAGATCCTGATAAGTATACTTCTAAAACAAAATCAAAATCTGATGCTCCTAAACGTAAAACAGTTAAGAGTATGACTAATGAAGAGATCAAAGCTAAAACTGATCGGATTAATCTTGAAAACAATTACCGTGCTGCTCAAGAGAAATCTAAATTGTACACTCAATCCAAAGAGGAGAAGAAGCCAGATCCAACTCCAGCACCAGAACCACCTAAAGCTAATCAAAGAAAAGACCACTCTGCTGCAGCGATGCTTAGAGAGAAACCTGTTAATTATATGACTAATGATGAATTAAAGGCTTATAACGACCGTAAAGGATTAGAAGCTACTTTTGCGTCATACAATCCTAAACAAGTTTCAAAAGGAAAACAGTTCGCAATGGATACAAGTAAACTATTGGTAAACGATATTCTTACTCCAATGGCAAAAGAACTTGCTACTGATTATGTAGGTAAGAAATTTCAAGAATATGCTAATGAACATGACATTGACTTTGATTACTCAGTATTTAAGAAACAAAAGAATAACAACAATAATAATAAATAGGAGTGTGTAGTATATGTTATCAAATACTGCTACTCCTTTTTATTATGGTCAATTCCGCGAAGCTGTTCTTAGAGGTGATGAACCTGTAAACCGTGAGATCTCAATGGAGATGAATAGGATTGATAGTCTTATTGCAAATCCAGGAGTGTTTTACGATGAAGATGCCGTTAAAGGTTGGATCCAATACTGCGAAGGTGAAATGACTTTAACAGATGGATCTGACTTACATATGTTAGATACTTTTAAACTTTGGGGTGAACAAGTATTTGGATGGTTCTACTTCATAGATCGAAGTGTGTATGTACCTGATAAAGATGGTCATGGTGGACATTACGAGACTAAGACAATTAAGAAAAGATTGACGAACAAGCAATATTTAATTATCGGTCGTGGTGCCGCTAAGTCAGTCTATGATTCTTGTATTCAATCATATTTCTTAAATGTTGATAGATCTACAACTCACCAAGTAACAACTGCTCCAACAATGAAACAAGCTGAGGAAGTTATGTCATTGTTCAGAACAGCTATTACTAGATCGCGTGGCCCGTTATTTAAATTCTTAACCGAAGGATCTTTACAGAATACAACTGGATCAAAATTAAACAGACAGAAACTTGCATCCACAAAGAAGGGTGTCGAGAATTTCTTAACTGGATCATTACTTGAAATTCGTCCTATGAGCATTGATAAGCTTCAAGGATTACGTTGTAAGATTGCTACTGTTGATGAGTGGTTATCTGGAGATGTTAGAGAAGATGTTGTCGGTGCTATTGAACAGGGTGCTTCTAAAGTGGACGACTATCTTATAGTTGCTACCAGCTCAGAAGGAACTGTTCGTAATGGTAGTGGTGACACAATCAAAATGGAATTGATGAAAATTCTTAAAGGAGAATACGTCAATCCACATGTTTCAATCTGGTGGTACAAACTGGATTCTGTTGATGAGATAGCCTTCCCTGAAATGTGGAAGAAGGCCAACCCAAATCTAGGTAAGACTGTTACTTATGAGACTTACCAATTAGATGTGGAAAGAGCCGAGAAATCTCCGGCTGCTAGAAACGATATTTTAGCAAAACGTTTCGGATTACCGATGGAAGGTTACACATATTACTTTACATATGAAGAGACTATTCCTCATAGTAAACGAGACTTTTGGCAATTACCTTGTTCGATGGGCGCTGACTTATCTCAAGGCAATGACTTCTGTGCATTCACTTTCTTATTTCCTTTGAAGAATGGACAATTCGGGGTGAAGACCAGAAACTATATTACTTCTACAACATTAAACAAACTTCCTATTGCTCTAAGATCCAAGTATGAGGAGTTCATGAAAGAAGGTAGTTTAATTGTATTAGAAGGCACAATCCTGGATCTAGAAGATGTGTATGACGATCTTGACAGACACATTGAAGAAAGAGGATACGATGTACGATGCTTTGGATTTGACCCATATAATGCAAAATCGTTTGTAGAAAGATGGGCAAGAGAAAATGGTCCTTATGGAATCGAGAAAGTAATTCAAGGTGCTCGTACAGAATCAGTACCTTTAGGAGAGCTTAAGAATTTAGCAGAGAGTAGACTTCTATTGTTTGATGAATCTCTTATGATGTTTACAATGGGTAACTGTATTACGTTAGAAGATACGAATGGTAACCGTAAGTTACTAAAGAAAAGGAATGATCAAAAGATAGATGCTGTTGCAGCGATGTTAGACGCATTCGTTGCATACAAACTCAATAAAGATGCTTTTGAATAAGATAAGTATGTATAACATGGATTATTACTATGGTAACTACAGTTCCGAGAATTATCTTAGACATTATGGTGTATTAGGTATGAAGTGGGGTGTGCGAAAATCTTTGAAAAGTTGGAGCAATGCAACTGACAAAGCTAGTAAAGTACAAGCTGCTAATTCACTACAAAAACACCATAACAAGATAACATCTAAAATTACAACATTAGATGCTAAGACACAAAAACTTGGAAAGAAGAAATTTAAGTACGAGACAAAGACTAAACCAAAAATTGCAAAGTATAACACTAAAGCTATTAAATTAGAAAACAAAGCCTACAAAATGGGCGTTGGTAGAATGGAGAAAGCTAAAAAGCTAGAAGGTAAAGCAAGAAAGCTAGACAAGAAAGCAAGTAAGCTTGAACTTAAAGGTGCCAAGATGAATTCTAAAATTATTAAGACAAATGCAAAAAGAATGGTTTACAAACAGTACCTTAACAAAGTAGATGCTGTCCTTTTAAACGAAGGAAAGAAGTACGTCTCTGAGGTATTGAAGAAGAACTAGGAGGCAAAATCAAAATGGATTTACCAATGACTAGGAGTTTACAGCATGCCTTCACAAACTTCTTTAACAAAAGCCCTGTGGCTCCTATGTTTGGGGGTTACGCAAATAGACCTGATCGAGTTAAGCTTAGCAGAGGTAATGACCGATCAGTTGTTACTTCAGTCTATAACCGATTGGCTCTAGATGCTGCTGCTGTAAACATTAGACATGTAAAAACTGACAAAGATGGTAACTATTTAGAAGAGATTAATTCAGAGTTGAATGATTGTCTTTCTTTAGATACTAACTTAGATCAAACAGCAACTGCATTTTTTCAGGATGTGTACATGTCTTTATTTGACGAAGGTGAAATTGCAATTGTACCTGTCAAAGCAGAAACAAATTCACTTCAAACCGAATTTTCTAAGATAAAGGAACTAAGAGTAGGGAAAATTAAACAGTGGTATCCTCACCATGTAAAAGTTGAACTTTACGATGAGGACCATATGCAAAAGAAAGAGATCATCTTACCAAAGAAGCTATGCGCTATTGTTGAGAATCCTTTCTATGCAGTAATGAACGAAGGCAATTCTACTGTGAAGCGTCTTATTAGAAAGATGAACATGTTAGATTCCGTTGATGAACAAGCAAGCTCAGGTAAATTAGATTTAATCATTCAGTTACCTTATCTTGTTAAATCAGATGCACGCCGTAAACAAGCTGAACAACGTCGTAAAGACATTGAAAATCAGTTAGCTGGTTCTAAATATGGTATTGCATATACAGATGGAACAGAACACATTACACAGTTGAATAGATCATTAGACAACAATCTAATGAAGCAGGTTGAGTACCTGACTAGTTTGATGTTCAGTCAACTAGGTATTACTCAAGAGATCATGGATGGTACAGCTGATGAAAAGGTCATGACTAACTACTACAGTAGAACAATCTATCCTATTGTTAAGGCTGTTACTGACTCCATGAGAAGAACATTTCTTACAAAGACTGCTAGAACTCAAGGGCAATCTATTCAGTACTTCAGAGATCCATTCTTATTGGTCGGAGTTACTGACATTGCAGAACTAGCAGATAAATTTACAAGAAATGAGATTACAACGTCTAACGAGATTAGACAGAAAATTGGCTTTAAGCCTTCTTCTGATCCTAAAGCAGATCAGTTAATAAATAGTAACATCAGTCAGTCTAAACAAGATGTTCAAGTGAATGGATTTGGCAAGACAGATGAAGGAACACAAAGTGATATGCGTGAACAAGCAAGATCATATTTAAGAAGACAACGAGAATAGCGAACCAGATTAAGAGATACAAACAACATTGATCCAATTCAAAATGATTGGGTCTTTTTTTATGTCTTTTAGTTCACACAGAAAAGAAGGAGGAACACATGAAACCACAAAGTTACGATTTCGACGGTTGGGCAACCAAGAATGATGTGCAGTGTTCGGATGGAAGAATTATTCGTCATAACGCATTTATCGACAATGACGGAGCACAAGTTCCTTTAGTTTGGAACCATATTCATAGCACTCCGAATAATGTTTTAGGACATGCATATTTAGAAAACCGTGATGAAGGCGTTTATGCGTATGGAACATTTAATGACACTGAAGCTGGACAAAATGCTAAGAAGCTAGTTCAGAACGGTGATATTACTGGTCTTTCGATCTACGCAAATCGACTAAAACAGAGCGGTCCAAACGTGACTCATGGATGTATTAGAGAAGTAAGTTTGGTTTATGCAACTGCTAACCCTGAAGCATATATTGAGAACGTTATTGCCCATGGTGACGACACACCATTAGAAGATGAAGCAATCATCTATTCAGGAGATCAAGAGCTATTGCACTCTGACTCTGAAGAAGGAGACAAAAAAATGGAAGAAAACAAGACAGAAGGAAAAACAATCGAAGACATCATCGACACGATGAGTGAAGAACAAAAACAAGCAATGTATGCAATTGTTGGAGCTGCCTTAGAAGAAAAAGGTGGAGAAGGTGAAACAGCTGAACACTCAGATGACGATGATGGAACTTTACAACACAGTTATGAAGGAGGATACGACGATATGAAATTCAACGCTTTTGAAGGCGGAAACATGACTGGAAGCCAAGAATCAACTTTAAACACTTTATCACATTCAGAGACTGAAGCTATCTTCAAAGACGCTAAAAAAGGTTCTTTGAAAGATGCTGTATTAGCTCACAGTCAAGAATACGGTATTGAACACATCGATTACTTATTCCCAGATGCTCGTAATGTAACTAATCAACCTACATTCATCCAACGTGACATGGGATGGGTACAAGGTGTAATGAGCGGAGTAAGCCACTCACCATTCTCACGTATTAAATCAGTATTTGCTGACATTACTGCAGAAGCTGCACGTGCTAAAGGTTACATCAAAGGAAAATTAAAGAAGGAAGAAGTATTTACTTTATTAAAACGTACTACTACTCCTACAACTATCTATAAGAAACAAAAAATGGACCGTGATGACATCATTGACATCACTGATTTCGATGTAGTTACTTGGATCAAAGCAGAAATGCGTATGATGTTAGACGAGGAAATTGCTCGTGCAATCTTAGTAGGTGATGGACGTTTAACTTCAGATGATGATCACATCAATGAAGACAATATTCGTCCAATCTGGAAAGATGCAGAATTATATACAATTAAGAAACGTATCACATTCGCTAAGGAAGCAACAGATGATGATAAAGCCAAAGAATTCATCAAAGCTTGTATTAAAGCACGTAAAGATTACAAAGGTTCAGGTAACCCAACGCTTTACACTACTGAAGACATCTTAACAGACTTATTGTTATTAACTGACGTAAATGGACGCGATATGTATGACTCAGTAGAAAAATTAGCTACTAAATTACGTGTAAGCAAAATCGTTACTGTACCAGTAATGGAAGGATTAACTCGTGAAGATGCAGGCACTACTTACAACTTAATGGGATTAATCGTTAACTTATCAGACTACAAAGTTGGTGCTGATAAAGGTGGAGCAGTAAGCTTATTCGATGACTTCGATATCGACTACAACCAACAGAAATATTTGATTGAAACTCGTTGCTCAGGTGCATTAGTTGTTCCTTATTCAGCAATCGCAGTTGAAAGTACTACTGCTGCAGCTTAGTAGGAGATTTCAAAATGGCAAAGTTTTATGGCACTGTGGGATTTATTAAGACAGTTGAAACTGCACCAGGTGTGTGTACTGAACAAGTTGTAGAACGCAAATATTACGGTAATGTGATAAGCCGTACTCGCAGTCTTCAAGGTAGTGGAGTCAATGACAATATTAACATTAGTGATGAGATTAGTATTGTTGCTGATCCTTTTGCTAATGAGAATTATTTTGCCATTCGATTCGTAGAATACATGGGAGCTAAATGGAAAGTACAAAGTATCTCTGTTCAGTTCCCACATTTAAATTTATCACTCGGAGGATTATACAATGAGTAGATTAGAACTGCAAAAATATTTAGAGGAACTTTTGGGTAGTAGACAAGTTTACTTTCAACCCCCAGCTTCTATCCAAATGAAGTATCCAGCAATTGTATATTCTCTATCAAACATGAATAAGATTCCAGCAAATAATGGCTCGTATTTGTTGGATAAAACGTATGAATTAATCTTGATTGATAAGAATCCAGACAGTGAATTTCTAGATAAATTAATACAATCCCCCTTTTGTAGATTTTCTAGATCTTATACATCGGATAACTTAAATCACTTTGTATTCAACGTCACAATTTAATAGGAGGAAATCAAAATGGCTCAAACAAAACGTTTAGTATGGGATCCAGTAGGAGAACATTTCTATGAAACAGGTACTGACCGCGGCGTTTTATTCGTTCGTGGTGATGATGGTTCTTATGGAGCAGGTGTGGCTTGGAACGGTTTGACAAGTGTAAACCAAAGTCCATCTGGTGCTGAATCAACACCTTTATATGCAAACAACAAGAAATACTTGAACTTGCTTTCTGATGAAGATTTCGGTTTCACAATCGGTGCTTATCAATCTCCAGAAGAATTTGATGCTTGTGATGGTCAAGCTTCATTAGCAAAAGGTGTTACTGCAAGTCAGCAAAACCGTAAAACATTCGGTTTAGCTTACCGTACTTTAATCGGTAACGATACTAAAGGAACTAACTTCGGTTACAAAATTCACTTAGTATACGGTGCTACTGCAGCTCCAAGTTCAAAGGAATACAAAACAATTAACCAGGATAAAGAAGCAATGGAATTGTCTTGGGAATGTACAACCGTTCCTGTTGAAAGTGAGTTGCTTGAAAAACCAACAGCTCATATTACTATTGATAGTACTAAAGTTTCTAAAGAAAACTTAAAGAAATTAGAAGACTGCTTATACGGAAGTGAAACAGCTGATTCTAAATTACCTTCGATTGAAGAATTAGTAGCAATGTTCCCAGAAGTAGCTGCCTAATAGTCCTGAAGGGGCAAAGTCACGTGATGACCAACGCCTCTTCTTTTTTAAATTTTAAATAGAGTAAAGGAGAACAATTATGTTAAAGAAAACAATTACTTATGAAGATTTTAATGGTGTAGAACGTAAAGAAGATTTCTACTTTAATTTATCAAAAGCCGAAATCATGGAAATGCAATTTGGAACAGTCGGCGGACTTGATGTAATGCTTAAGAAGATCATTGATGCTAAAGACGTTAAGTCAATCATGGATACATTTAAGATGTTGATCTTAAAAGCTTATGGTATCAAATCAGATGATGGTAGACGATTCATCAAATCTGAAGAAATTGCTAAAGAATTCGAACAAACTGAAGCTTACTCAATTCTTTATATGGAATTAGCATCTGACGATAATGCTGCTGCAGAATTTGTTAACGGTATTATTCCAAAAGATGTAGTTACTGAAGTATCGAATCAAATGAAAGCTATTAACTAAGAAAACAACAAGGGAGATTACGTATGTTAACGATCGTAGTACCGCGGAATGACGATATCTGGGATGAATCTAAACAAATGTTTATCACTAATCCTGGAGCGACATTACAACTAGAACACTCTTTAGTCTCCCTTTCAAAATGGGAGTCTAAGTGGCATAAACCATTCTTTCCAAAACATGAAAATGATCCGAAAGATGTTAAAACGCCAGAAGAGACTATAGATTATATACGCTGCATGACTATTAACAAGAATGTTGATCCAATAGTTTACGAATTTTTAACTCCAGAAAATGTAGCCGCTATTAATGCTTATATTCGTGACCCAATGACTGCAACAAAGATTGACGAAGGTCCTGTTGTTGGCAACAAGAAGATTAATGGTGAGTATATTACTTCTGAGCTTATTTATTATTGGATGATAGCTCTTAATATTCCTGTCGAGTTTGAAAAATGGCATATCGAACGGCTACTTACTCTTATTCGTATATGCAATATTAAGAATCAACCTGAAAAGAAAATGAGTCGTGCAGAAACAATGGAACAACATCGTGCTATTAACGAGGCACGAAGAAGGGAAGCTCGATTGAGGGCACAAAAACGTTAGAAGGATTACTAGTATGCGAATTCGGATTACAACCAAAGGAGATTATGCAAAAGCTAGTAAATTTCTACAGGATTTGAGATCTGTCAAAGTCCATCATATTTTAGAAAAATGTGGACAGATGGGTGTAGAAGCATTAGCTCAAGCAACTCCAGTAAAGACAGGTAAAACCGCTAGTTCTTGGTCATATGATCTTTTAACAACAAAGTCAGGCTATGAACTAGTATTTAGTAATTCTAATTTTAATAACGGTGTTCCTATTGCCGTAATTCTTCAGTATGGACACGGTACAGGAACAGGTGGCTGGGTAGAAGGAAGAGATTACATTAATCCAGCACTTCAACCAGTCTTCGACGAAATTGCAAAGACGGTATGGCTGGAGGTGACTAGACTATGAGTAAAGAAGTCGATGAACGAGTCGTCTCTCTGGAGTTTAATAATCAGAACTTTGAGAAGAACGTCTCACAATCAATGCGAACAATAGATAGTTTAAATAATAAACTTAATCTACCAGGTGCTTCCAAAGGTCTAGAATCAGTAAGTAAAGCAGCAAGTAATATTGATCTTACATCACTATCCAATAGTGTATCGGCTTTGGAATACAGATTTTCAACTATGGGGATCGTAGGAGCTACTGCAATTAGTAATATTACGACTAAGTTAATGCAGTTCAGCTCTAAAACTTTAAACTTTTTAACTAATGGTATTGTGCAGGGTGGTATTGCACGTGCTATGAAAGTTGAGACTGCAAGATTTCAATTGAACGGTTTATTAAAAGATACCGCTGCAGTTGAAGATGTAATGAAGAATGTTAAAGCATCTGTTGATGGTACTGCATATTCTATGGATGCAGCTGCAAGTGTTGCTTCACAGCTAGCTGCTTCAGGTATGCGTGCTGGAGATGACATGCTTAACTCTCTAAAGGCAGTAGCCGGTGTCGCAGCTATGACTAATAGTTCATATGAAGATATTGGTCGTATATTTACACAAGTAGCTGGTCAAGGTCGTTTGATGGGGGATCAGTTATTACAATTCTCATCAAGGGGATTGAACGTTGCTTCTACATTAGCTGACTATTTAACTAAAGTTGGTAATGGAGCAAAAGTAACAGAAGCTCAAGTTCGTGACATGGTTTCTAAAGGAAAACTTGACTTTAATACATTCTCAAAAGCAATGAGTGATGCATTTAGTGAATCTGCATTCAAAGCTAATGAAACTGTAAACGGTACTTTCTCAAATATTAAAGCTGCCTTAGCTAAAATAGGTGAATCTTTTGTAGCACCTTTGGTCAAATCTAATGGCCCATTAGTAAATTTACTAAATGCTTTACGTGAGAAGGTAAATATAGTAAAAGATAAACTTGTTGGAAAAGATGGAATAGAAGGTCCTTTAACAAAAGCTGGTAATAAGGCTGGAGAGATTATTAATAAAGTAGCAGGAATCATTAAAGGTGATGGAGTTAGCTTTACTAATAGTGCATGGGATCAACTTTCTAACAAAATTACCGAAGCTGGAGTTCCTCTTGAAACATTTCAAAATAAATTCAAACAAGTTGCAAAAGCTCATAACATTGATGTAGAAAAGATGATTGAAGAAACTGGTTCATTTGGATCAGCATTAACTAAGATCAAGAAACCAGGTAAGTTAGTCGTAGAAACTTTAAAAGAGTTATCTAAGAACTATCAACAAACTGGAATCGATCAGCAAAAGCTTCAAGAAAAGTTGTCATATTTACAAAAGATGGTTGATGAGACATGGCGCGGTGATTGGGGTAACCAACCAATACGTCAAAAGTTAATGGAGCAGGCAGGACATAATTACCAAGAGATTCAAGAACTTGTTAATAAGACTGTCGATAAACATAGATTAACTCAAGCCGACTTAAATGAGGAAACTCTAAAAAGTTTAGGCTATACTGAAAAACAAATAGATTTACTAGGTGAATTAGCAAAAGAAGCTGAGAAGTCTGGTACATCAATGAATGAATTATTAGACTCTTTGAATAAACCTTCAAAGAGCTTTTTAATATTCGACACTTTTAGCAATGTTATAAAAGGTATTAAGACTGTTATTAAGTCATTCAAAGCGGCTTTAGAAGATGCTTTCACTCCTTTAGATAAAAACTCTTTTACATCTGTTTTGGTGTTTTTACATGATCTATCTGAACATTTCGTAATCAGTGATAAGAATGCTGAAAAACTAACAAGAACATTTAAAGGTTTATTTGCTGCTATTGATTTAATTGGATTAGTGTTCAGAAACACTTTTGGAGCAGCTTTCCAATTAGCATCTAAAGTAGTTCTAGCTGTAGCCGATGCTTTAGGAATCACTTGTGATAGTTTATTAGATTTTACTGCTGCAGTTGGAGATGGAATTGTAGCATTAAGAGATTGGTGTAAAGAACATGATGCAATAGGTAAAGCTATTAGCGGATTGGCAAATATTATTGCTGATGTAATTGTGAAAGTTATAGATTTTGTTAAAGCTATTTGGCAAATCCCAGCTGTGCAAAATACAGTAAAAGGATTCTTCACATGGCTTAATGATTCACTTAAGAAAGCAAAAGAATTCTTTGACAAGATTGTAGAACCAATTGAAAAATTTGTCGATCATCTAAAAGAATTAGCAGATACTGACAAATTAAACTGGGAAAGTATTTCGAAGAGTTTTAGCATGATGATGGATGAAATTGCTCGCAGTTTTGGTCAGAAAGACTGGAATTCAGTAGGACAGAACATTGCTGCTGGTATTTCACAAGGTATTAAAACTTATGCTAACAATGCAATTAATACAGCTGTCGAAATGGCTCAACATTTATTTGAATCAGTATGTAATTTCTTAGGAATTCACTCTCCATCAAGATTGTTTAAATGGATTGGTGAGAACTGTATTAAAGGTTTAGTAGAAGGTTTAAAGATTGGATTCGGATCAATTGAAGAACTTTGTTTAGCTATTAAAAAAGTAGTAATGGAAGTTCTTGGTGATTTAGATTTCAACGATATTTTGTTAACTGGTACATTACTTACAACTTTATCATTTGCAAATCGTATTGTTAAAGTTATGGAATCAGTTGTAGCTCCTGCAAAGAGTTTTGCTAAGATGATGGACGGTGTTTCTAATATCTTAAATGCTGTTGCTAGCAGTAAGAAGGCTGCACAATTCAAAATGAGAGCAGATGCTATTTTAGTTCTTGCTGGCGCTCTTGCTGTATTAGCGGGTTCCTTATATTTAATCTCTAAAATAGATCCTGATCGTCTATGGCCAGCTGTTGGTGCAATTACGGTACTAATGCTTTTATTAGGTGGTATTACTGCTGCTACTGCTTTAGTTCCAGATACAAAAGGTGTATGGAAATTATCTTCTTTACTTATTTCATTTGGTGTGTGTATTGGCTTAATTGCATCTGCAGTAAAGAAAGTAGGTAAACTTGATCCAAAGAGTGCAAAATTAGCAATAACTGGCGTTGGTATATTAGTAGGAGAAATGGGTTTAATACTGCTAGCTGTAGCTGGATTATCTCGATTCTACAATGATAATGGCATTCAGAAGACTTCTAAAATGTTATTGGCATTCTCTGTTTGCATCAGAATTATTGCTGGAGCTATTAAACAATTAGCGTTATTAGATTCTACTTCTTTAGGTAATGCTGTAGGCTCTATAACTTGGTTTATGATATTACTTACAGGATTTGCTGCAGTTATTGCTTACATCAATGGTAAGGATCACAAACTAACAGAAAGTGATCAAGCTGGTAATACATTATTAAAGATGGCAGCTGCTATAGCTATATTTACAGCAGTGATTAAAGTTATTGCTGGAATGAGTTTAGGGGACATTGTAAAAGGTACTGCTACAATATTTGCATTAGAAGTTTTAATTGGTGCATTTATCGGATTTATGGCAATTGTTAGTGCTGGAATGAAAGGCGGTCCATTTATAGATCCTTCGAATAGTATGCTAAAGATGGCTACTGGAATTATGCTAATGATTGGCGCTATAAAGATGATAGCTAAAATTCCGGGTTCTGATATTACAAAAGCACTTTCTGTTATTGCGCAGATTGAGATGTTCTTTTTAGCTTACGTCGGAGCAGTAGCATTTATTAGTTTTAAAGCTGGAGTCTTCAATGATCCATCAAGCAGTTTATTAAAGATGTCAGCAGCAATGGTAATACTTGCATTTGTTATTAGATTTATTGCTTCTATGTCTAACAGTGAAGTAGATAGAGGTATTAAGTTCATTCAAAGATGTCTTATCTTATTTGGTGCTGTAGTAGCATTATCTAAATTTGCTGGCGAACATGGTGATAAAGCAGGAACAATGTTATTAAAGATGGCTGGAGCTATGGCTATATTAGTCTTAGTAATGAGATTAATTCGAGGTCTTAGTGATGAAGACATTGAGCGCGGCATGACATTTATTAAAGGTTGCATGCGTATATTTGAAGAAATTGTAGCTGTATCATTCTTTGCTGGTAAGAATGCTGACAAAGCAGGTGAAATGTTAGCTAAGATCGCTATTCCAATAGCTGTACTTGCTGCTGCTATTGCTGTCTTATCATTCCTAGATCAAGATCAGTTAAGAAAAGCTTCAGAATCCTTATCAATTGTTATTGCTACCTTTAGTTTATTAACAGCATCAGTATCTAAAATTGATAAAGGTGCTATGGCTCCGTTAATTGTCTTGTCAGTCATGATAGCAGAGATTGCTGCAATCTTATATGTATTCTCTGCATTAGACATTCAAAATGCACTTCCAAATGCTATTGCTTTAGGTGTTTTATTAGCTGCCATCAGTGCTTCATTAGTGTTAGTAAGTAAGGCAGACGGAGTAACTTCAGGTGCACTTAAAGGGTTAGCGGCAATGGGTGTTGCTATAGCACTTGTAGGCACTATATTAGGCGTGATGGATCACTTTAATATTCAAGCTTCTATAACTACTGCAACTGCTATATCTGAATTGTTGCTAGCTATGTCTGTATGCGTAGCAATTCTAAGTAAATTTGGTCCAACTGATCTTAAGACTGGATTAACTTCTTTAGCTACATTAGGTGCTTTAATTGTAGGTGTAGGAGCATTATGTGCGGCACTAGGGGCCCTTACTACTTATATTCCTCAAGTTGAAGAATTCTTAGATAAAGGTATTCCTGTATTAAGTAAAATTGGTACAGCTATTGGCGAATTTATTGGAAATATCTTCGAAGGATTATTTAGCAATTCTGGTGGAGAAGAACCTAAATCTTTGATGGATAAATTTGGTGAATTCATTCAAAGCATGGGTGACTTGTTCAATAATGTAAAAGAAGTCGATAGTAGCAAAATAGACAACATTAAGAAAATGTGTACTGCAATGCTAGCTATTAGTGGAACAGGAGTATTAACTAGTCTTCTTAATTTCTTTGGATCTGGTGATGGCTTAGACAAATTAGGAGAACAACTTCCTAAATTTGGAACAGCATTGAAAAAATTCTCTGACTCTTTAACTGCCGATGGTGGTATTGACGAAGGTGCTTTAAACGCTGCTTCAAAAGCTATGACTGCATTATCTAAACTTAATAACTCTGTTTTAGCAAAAGGCGGATTTGTATCTTTAATTACAGGTAAAAAAGATCTTTCCAAATTTGGTACACAGTTAGTTAAGTTTGGAACGGCGCTGAGAGATTTCTCCGATATTGTCAAAGGCGATATAATTGATCAAGGTGCTATTGAAAATGCATGTGCTGCTGGTAACTCACTTGCTTCACTTGAAAAGAGTTTATATGGATCAGACGGGGTTATTCAAGGGTTCTTAGGCAAAAAAAATTTAGGAACTTTTGGAGAAAATTTAAAATCGTTTGGTGAAGCGTTAGTTGATTTTTCTAATGCCGTTTCTGCTGATGGCGCAATTAAACAAGATGCAATTGCTAATGCTGTAGCTGCTGCTCAATCTATATCTGAGTTAGAAGGAAATTTAGAAAGTGTTGGTGGATTGATTTCACTATTTACAGGTTATTCTGATCTAGGTACATTCTCAGTTAATCTTACAGCATTTGGTAAGGCATTGACTGATTTCTCTGCATCTGTATCAGGTAAGGAATTTAATGTAGAGGCTGTAACTGCTGCTGTAACTGCTGCAAAAGGCTTAGCAGAAATTCAAAATGCACTTCCAACAGGTGCAGGTTTAATAAGTGGTATTACTGGTGGATATGCTACATCACTAATTGATTTCGGAATACAATTAAGTTCGTTTGGTCCTAAATTTGCAGAATTCTGTAATTCTGTAACTGGTTTAGATGTTTCTAACTTGCCAGCTATAGGAGATGGATTAAAAGCTATTGCAAAAGCTATGACCGAAATGAATGGTGTTAGTGCTGGATCTGTTGGCGAATTCACAAAGGCTGTTAACTCATTGGCTAGTGCAAACTTAAAAGGTCTGATCAATGCATTTGATGGCATTAATACAGAAAAGTTATCAGGTATTGGTAAGAAGATGTCTGATGGATTAGTATCAGGTATTAATAGTGGTACAGATAGTGTTACTAAAGCTATGTCAAATTTAGCTAGTGCTGCTGCTAAGGCTGCTGGAACAAAAGGAACTGAATTCCATAATGCAGGTTACAAAATGGCAGGAAAGTTCAATGGTGGTATTGGTAAGAAGAATACGTTTGCTAAAACAAGAGGTGAGGAGCTTGCTCAATCTGCAGCTAATGGTGCAGGTGGTAGTGCCGCTGTTGCTAACTTTGCTTCTGCTGGATCTGCTTGTGCTGAAGGATTTGCATCTGGTATTACTGATGGATCAAGTTCAGCAATTTCTGCTGCAGTTGATATGGCATTGGCTGCTTACAAGGCTGCAAAAAATGCTCTAGATGTAAACTCACCATCTAAACTATTCCGTCGTATGGCAATCTGTGTTCCAGAGGGATTTGCTCAAGGTATTGTTAGAGGAACTAAGTATGTCATAGCTGCTTCTCGAAAGATGGCTAATACATCAATTGATACTACTAAAAATGCCTTAAATAAAATAGCAAGTCTTAATTTGGATTCTATTAACACAGATCCAACAATTAGACCAGTTGTAGATTTATCAAATGTCTCTGCTGGAGCGGATAAGATTGCGTCAATGCTTAATCTTAACCCATCTGTTGGTCTTGCAGCTAACTTAGGAGCTATTAATTCAGCAATGAATAGTAGAAATCAAAATGACTCAAATCAAGATGTAATTAATGCATTAAGAGATGTAAAACGTGCAATTACTAAGTCTGCTAAACCTACATACAACATCAATGGTATTACATATGATGATGGATCAAATGTATCTAATGCAGTAAGTGATTTAGTACGTGCTGTAAAAATAGAAGGAAGAGTGTAATATGGCAAAAGTATCAAATTTAAAAGTACAACTTCAAGCGGGTACTAGTAATACCGTATTCGCTTCCTGGGAATTTGGAGATCCTGAAGCTTCGTCAAGTGGCTCTGGTGGAGGTGGTGGCTCTGTTTCTGTTGGAAGTTGGGTAAGAGTAAAGTCTGGCGCAACTTGGTATAACGGAGCTGCTATACCTTCTTTTGTTTACAATTATAGATGGAAAGTAATAGAAATTAACGGTGATAGAGCTGTAATCAACGACTCTGATTCAGGAGGATTCCGTATTTGCAGTCCTATTCACGTTAACAATTTACAAGCAGCATAAGGAGGGATAAGATGTCAGGTAATAGAATTCCTGGTCATGGGGATCACTACGAGGTTCGTTGGTGGTACATGGCTGGCGGTGTCTGGTTTGATGGTGGCTCATCTTCTACAGACATAAATAACGTAACATATAATTATCCAACCAATGCTACTAGGTTATGGGTTGAAGTAAAACCGGTATCTAAAACTTATCAAGATGCAAGTGGCAACACTCAATCTTACTGGTCAAGTGAGGCAGTTCATACAGAAATTTCGGTTTTAGATTTGCCTCCTGCTCAGTTATCAGCTCCTTCAGTAGAAATTGAGAAGTATAACTTAACGGCAAAGATCGAAAACATTACAGATGCTAAAGCTTCATATGTAGAATTCGAAGTAGTTAAGGATGACATGGTATTTAATGTTGGTCGTGTTGAAGTTAAGACAGCTAGAGCAATCTATGTATGTCCAATTGATGCTGGTGGTAAGTATAGAGTCCGATGTAGAGCAATTAATGTAGTTAACAACAAGGATGTAGAAGGTGAATGGTCTCAGTATTCTTCTGAAATTGGAGCTATGCCTTCTGCTCCTACTAATGTCCGAATTGAGATTGAATCTACAAAGTCAGTAAAAGTAACATGGAATGAATGTAGTACAGCAACTAGCTATAAAGTTGAATACACAACTAACAAGTTATATTTCGATGCAAGTAGTGAAGTTAAATCTCAGACCGTTGAAACTAACTACTGTATTATTAAAGGAATAGAACAAGGATATGATTATTATTTCCGTGTTAAAGCCATTAACTCAAAAGGTGAGTCTACATGGAGCGATATTATCTACAAAATTGTCGGTACGAAACCAGAACCCCCAACAACGTGGTCATTGACTGCCTCTGCAATTATTGGAGATCCTGTTATTTTGTACTGGACACATAATTCTCAAGATGCATCTAAACAATACGAAGCTCAAGTTGAGTTAACTATCAATGGTACAGCGGATATTATTACATTAGATACATCAAAAGATGAAATCAAAGATGGAGAAACTAAGATTTATTCTTATAATGTTGACCTTTCAAAATACCCTACTGGAGCAGAGATTCTATGGCGTGTTAGATCAAGAGGTGTATCGCTTGAATACTCAGATTGGTCTGTTCAAAGGAAGATTAACACATATGCACCTCCGACAATTCAATTGATTGTTAATGGTGGTGTAGGGATATTAGAGAAGTATCCATTTGAGATAGTTGCAAAGGCAGCACCTAGCACTCAGAAAGCAATTAACTTCCATATTTCAGTTACTGCTGAATCAAGTTATAGAACTCAGGATTCTACAGGTACAGATATTGTTGTTAACTCTGGTTCTGTTATATTTAATAAAAATATTTCAGCAACTAGCAATGACTTGACATATAATCTTATGCCACAAGACTGTACATTAGAGAATAATGAGCCATACAAGTTGACTGTAACTGCTTCAATGGATTCTGGATTAACTGCTACTGCTACTATGGACTTTACGGTTCACTGGGAAGAAACAATTTACTATCCAGATGCAAAAGTAGCTATTGATAGAAACTCTGTATCAGCTTATATTTCTCCAATTTGTAGAGATGCAGAAGGTACAGTTGTACAAGATGTTGTGTTAAGTGTTTTTAGACGAGAGTTTGATGGAACATTTACAGAAATAGCATCTGAGATTCCGAATTATGGTTCAGTATCTGTGACTGATCCTCATCCTGGAATGGACTATGCTAGATACAGAATTGTAGCAAGAAACAAAAACACAAATGTATTAAACTACAGTGACATTGCTGCTTACAAAGTGAATGAACCAGGAATAATTATTCAATGGGATGAAGAGTATGCTTCTTTTGATTCAACTGGTAATTACAGTCCTGGAGTTCGTAAGTATCATGGCTCAATGGTTAGACTTCCTTACAATGTTGATACAAGTGAAAGCTCAGATGTAGATGTTTCATTAGTTGAATACATTGGTAGAAGACATCCTGTAGCTTACTTTGGTACACAAATCGGTAAAAGTGATAGTTGGACTTGTGAGATTCCTAAATACGACAAAGAGACTATTTATGCTCTAAGAAGATTACAACAATGGATGGGAACTGTGTATATTAGAGAACAAAATGGAGTTGGCTATAATGCTTTTGTTAACGTTACATTCTCTAACAAACATGATGGTTTAACTATCCCAATCACTTTATCGGTTAAACAAGTTGAGGGAGGTATTTAGTCATGCCTGATTTAAGTTTAGATGGCAATGTACAAGTTCAGAAGTATGGAGTTAATTGGCACGAGTCAATGCAACAAACTTATGAATTTTACGTTGTCGACCCTTCTACTTGGAAAGATACCAAACAATTGACAGAGGTAGAATCTTGTACAATCACTAGAGATGCTAGTGTTCAGACGTTAGGTTCTGCCTCTTTTAATGTTGGAGAAAGTTTAGATGAATGCTATGTAAGAGTATATCTTGTAGTAATTCAAAATGGCTTTACTTCAAAGTTTCCGTTAGGGACATATTTATTACAGACTCCTGCAGCTGAGTTCGATGGTAAGCAAAAGAAATATTCTATTGACGCTTATACACCATTGATGGAGTTAAAAGAGTCTTACCCACCTATTGGATATTCTGTGCAAAAAGGAACACAGATAATGCCACTAGCTTGCAACATATTTAGAGAACATATGAGAGCTCCAATCATCTCAGCTAAGAATGAAGAGAAGTTATATTCTAATTTCGTAGCTAATTTAGATGATACATGGCTCTCTTTTCTTTCTGACTTTGTGGCTAATGCAAAGTATCAGATTAAGCTAGATGAGCTAGGTCAAGTTATATTTGAACCAGTTGTAGCAGATGAATCGTTACGACCTGTTAAAGAGTTCAATGATGACAATAGCTCAATTCTATTACCAAGTATTAAAGACGATAGAGACTTGTACGGTATTCCGAATGTAGTTGAAGTTGTATATTCTACAGATAAATTACATTTACATTCTCGTGTTGTGAATAATGATCCAAATAGTCCTATTTCTACAGTAGTAAGAGGAAGGGAAATTGTGCATAGAGATAGTAGCCCAAAATTTAGTGGGACTCCTACTCAAGATTTAGTTGATAAGTATGCCGACCAATTACTTAAACGTTTGAGTTGTTTGGAACATACAATTACATTCACTCATTCTTATTACCCAGTTCGTGTCGGAGATGCTGTAATACTAAATTACAAAAGAGCAGGCTTAGAGAATATTATTGCTAAGATTACTGCTCAATCAATCAAATGTGGTACTGGATGCTCTATTCAGGAAACTGCAACATATACTACTAAACTTTGGAGGTGAGAGAAATGAACTTAGATAGATCTTTACTTAAAGATTTTGCAAAAGTTGTAAATGATGTTGGAGATAAACCAGCACCAAAACAATATGTCTATGGAACAATAACTACAGGTGAAGGTAATGCTAAGTATGTCATGTTGGATGGTTCTGACATGTTAACTCCCATCTCTGAAGTCGTTATCGCTGAAGCAGGAGATAGAGTTTTAGTTAGTGTCGAAAATCATCAAGCTACTGTTATCGGTAACATTACATTTCCACCATCAGCAAGAAAAGAAGATCAAGCAATTGAGAGTGCTAATGGTGCTTTAAATCAATCTAATCAAGCAATGGAGAAAGCTAAGGATGCACAAACAAAAGCTAGTAGTGCAATTACAGATTCCTCTGTTGCTTCTGCTCTTGCTAATGAGGCTAAAAGTGAATCTGCTAAAGCTCAAGAAAATGCTAATAAAGCAATTCAAAATGCCGGTGAAGCAAAACAGTTAGCTCAAGCAAGTAGTAATAAATCAGATGAAACACAGCAATTAGCTAACCAAGTTAAAGACTCTGTTACTGCTGCTAATAAAGATATTTCAGCATTGAAGACAGAAGTTAAGACTGCCAATGACAATATTGCTAGTGCTAATACTAAATTAGATACTCAAGCTGGTGAGATTTCTACAATCAAGGAAACATATTCTACAAAAGTTGAGACTGAGAGCACAAAAGCTGATTTAACTACTGAAATTAGTAAACAAGTTGGAGCATTACAGACAACTGTTGAAAAAAACTTTGCTACTAAGACTGAGAATGTTGCATTAGAGAAAAAATTACAGACTCAGATTACTCAGAACGCTGATTCGATATCTAGTACTGTTACCAAGGTTGAGAAACTTGAATCTGATACTACTGAACAGCAAAAGAATATTGACAAAGCTTTAAGTGATGCACAAGCTGCTCAAACTGCTGCTGGAGTTGCTAAGAGTGACGCCGAGAAAGCTAAAACTGCTGCTGATACTGCTCAAAAGGCTGCTGATACGGCTACTGCTAATGCTGCTAGTGCTCAAAAGGCTGCTGACTTAGCAAATGAGAAAGTTACTGCGGCTGATAAGAATTTGCAATCTGCTAAAGCTGATTTAACAGAAGCTCAGGAAAACTTAAAGAATGTTACAAGTCGTGTGGATGCTACTGAGCAAGAGATTACTGACGCTAAACAAAAAGTTGACGCAGCAAACGCTAATGTTACTCAAGCTTTGAAAGATGTTGCTGAGGCTAATGCTGCTGCAAGTAAAGCTAATGAAGTTGCTTCGAAAGCACAAGGTGAGGCTACTGCTGCTAATAAGGCTGCTAGTGATGCGCAGACTAAGGCAACTGATGCACAAAAAGTAGCTACCAATGCTCAACAAGCTGCAAACAAAGCTCAGAAAGATTTAGCAGCATTAACTAATCGTGTAACTAAAGCTGAAACAAATATTAAGCAAACTAATGAAGCAATCACGGCTCAAGCTACTAAGATTACTGAGACTAGTAATAAGATTGATGGAATTCAAAATAACATTACTAATAACTATTATAGTAAAGAACAAACTGATGCTCAGATTAAAGTTAGTGCTGATAAGATTTCACAGACTGTTACTGAGACAAATAAAGTTGTAACTAATGCAAATAAAAATGCTACCGATGCATTGAATAAAGCTAATAGTCTAACTGATAGAGCTAATAGTGGTGAGTTTAATGGTCGTGGTGTTAAAAGTACATCTGTTGAATACCAAGCTTCTACATCTGGAACTACCGTACCTACTGGAACGTGGTCTTCTACAATTCCATCTGTTGCTGCTGGTTCATATTTGTGGACTAAAACTACAACTAACTATACAAGTGGAAGTCCTACAATAGGATATTCTGTAGCTCGTATGGGTGTGAATGGTGCTAAAGGTGACAAAGGAGCCACAGGTCCTCAAGGTCCACAAGGCTTAAAGGGTGAGACAGGTTCACAGGGTCCCCAAGGTTCTCAGGGATTAAAAGGAGATAAAGGTGCTACTGGAGATAGAGGCCCTCAAGGTATTCAAGGACCACAAGGGCCACAGGGAGTTCAAGGTGTTAAAGGAGCCACAGGAGCAACAGGTCCTCAGGGACCACAAGGAGCAAAGGGTCCTCAAGGTGCTACTGGTCCACAAGGTGTAAAAGGTAATGACGGTAAAGGAATTAAATCAACGGAAGTTACTTATCAAATCTGGGCTAATGGTACCTCAACTCCAACTGGCACATGGTCATCAACTCCTCCAAAGACTACTGCAGATAAACCATATTTATGGACTAAAACTGTGTTAACTTATACAGATAATACGTCTAGTCCTCCTTCATATTCTGTTGGGGCGACTCCTGAAGGTGTAGAGGAGAAAGTTGATAAAAACATAAGAGATCAAATCTCAGCTTCTGAAAAGACGACGGAAGATAGCTATAAAGCATTGATTGACCAGACCGCTAAAGATATTAGTGCAATAGTTCAAAATGTACAAAAAGAAACCAGTGCTAATTCAACTTCTATTTCTGAAATGTCAACCAATTTTAAAGTTACAGCAGATGGTTTAAGTGCTACCAAGTCTGCTGTTAAAACTTTAACTGATGCTGTTAATGGAACAGTATCAAAAGAAGAAATGAAGAAGTATATTCGATGGAATGGTGATTACTTAGAACTAGGTAACTCAGCACAGCCATTCAAATGTAAATTATCGAATACAGAATTAGCTTTCTATCAAAATACTGATAAAGTAGCTTGGATTACAAACAAAGAATTATATATTTTAAAAGCCATTATTGCTCAATCAATTGGATGTGGAAATTTCCTGTTCGTTGATGAAGGTAATCTTGGTTTTTCTTTAATTTAGGAGGTGGTTAAATGGCCAGTGCAAGTCAAAATGTATATGCTGCCAACTCCCAAACTTACCCATATGTAATGAGTGTTAGTTGGTCAGAAGGCAGTACAAATATTGCTAACAACACAACTGTAATTAGTGCAAATGGTTCATTTGCAGGTCCAAATATTTCCTTTAATTCATGGCAAACATATTATTTGAGATTATATTGGCATGACAATAATACAAATACAGATAAATTGTTTGCTACATCTGCAGGATTTACGTCTGCAGGTCAAAGCTATGGAACGAAAAGTGTTTCTGGATCAATTACTGTTACTCACAAATCTGATGGCAGCTTAAGTGGTTATGTTAAATTAAGATTTGATGCTCCTGGTACTTCTGGTGGATGGTCTCCTGGTACTACTGACTTAAATACTAAATGGACTGCTTGTACAACAATTGCTCGTGCTTCAAGTATTAGTGTAAGTGGTAGCCAATTAGGAAGTGGAGTGTCAGTCACAATTGATAGAAAATCAAACTCATTTACTCATAAAGTTGAGTATAAGTTTGTCGAAAGTGCTTGGACAACCGCTAGTTCAAACGCTGCAACAAGTGCTAGTTTTACACCTCCAGTATCATTAGCTACTCAAATACCGAGTGCTGAAACTGGGGCTTTAACTGTAAGAGTTACGACATTTAACGGTTCAACTCAAATTGGAGATCCAGTTACTAAGAGTATAAATCTAAAAGTACCTACAAATATAGTTCCTAGCTTGTCAGGTCTATCTGCATCGAGAATTGATAATGGTGTTCCTAGTGGTTGGGGTATTTATGTTAAAGGTAAATCACAAGTCAAAATAACTGCTAGTGGAGCAAACGGTGCTCAAGGTTCTACTATTGTAGGATATTCTATTTCCGGTCCAGGCTTAAGTATAAATGCTAGCTCTGGCACTTCAGAAGTATTATCTTCAACCGGAACTTTAACTTATACATGTACAGTAACAGATACTCGTGGTCGTACGGCATCAAAAACTGTAAGTATTAATGTAGTAGATTACACATATCCTAATATTTCTATGAGTGCTGAAAGATGCACTAGTGATGGTACAAAAAGTATTAACGGAACATATCTGAGAGTAGTCATTACTTTTAGTTATGCATCTGTATCTGGTAAAAATTCAATAGTAGCTAAATCGTGTAGTTGCAATGGCGTTTCAAACTCATCATTCGCATCTGGCACGGCTTTTGTTTTAGCGGCTAATTGTTCTATTGGTAATCACTATAATGTTAGTGCAAGTGTTAAAGATGCTTTAGGTAATACTGCAACTGCTAGTGTTGAAGTAACAACCTCATATCGTATTCTTAATGTTAATAAAAATAAGAATGGATTAGCAATCGGTAAGTTCTCTGAAAAAGCAGCTTTCGAAGTTAATATGGATAGTTATTTTCTTAAGAACATTAAAAGCGGAATTACTGCAGAAGGCAGTATAGCAACCAATAGTAATTTAATAGCTAAAGGTTCGTTAACCGTAAATGGAGATGTTGTTATACCTAAATTATTAAGCAAGATTTATCCAGTAGGTTCTGTTTATATCACATACAACAACAATAACCCTGGTAACTTTCTAGGTGGAACATGGGAACGATTTGGACAAGGGCGTACATTGATTGGTGAGGGTACAGGTAATGATGGTAGTACAAGTATGTCCTTTACGTCCAATTCAACTGATGGAAAATACAAGAATACTCATTATCACGTAACTTCATTTGGTTGGGATGGAGATTATTTTTATGCAGGTAGACCAGACGGAGCAGCTAATAATGCATACGACCGAACCTCAGTAATTCCAAATGGATATGGAATTCAAACTAGTTCTTTTATATCACGTCAAGTGCGATTGAATTGGACTGATAACCGTACTATTAGCAGCGTACAACCGTACATAGTTGTTTTCTTTTGGAGAAGAACCGCTTAATTTATGCAGTCCTTTTCCAGAAGTGTACTGTAATGTATGGTTGCACTAAAGATACTTTTGCACTACGTTCTCCGCTACCATTTCCTACGTCAGAACTACGAACAATAGTACGTTCGGTGTAATATGTCGGGCCGTCGTTCTTTCTTAAACCATATTGTTTATCCGAGCTATTAAGAACATCCGAGTAATATTTACCACCTGTATTATTGGTAGCAAAAGACATACCTATGCAGTTCTACGCCAAAAATAGACAACAATGTATGGTTGGATAGTGCTTGAATTTGAAGTATTTGATTCTATTTTATATGTCATTGTATTTATTTTTTTATTGCCTGCTTGATTACTGTTATTAAAAAATGCATATTCTGCTCCATCCTTTGCACCATCTTGCCATGAACCATCTGATTTACGTACTCTAATATTTACATTACTACTGTAATATTCATTTACTTTAATACCATATATATGGCTATGAGAATAAGAACCGCCCGATGCATTAGCAGTAAAGGACATACATTTACAACGTGTAGTAATCACAAAGTAATTCTACACATTTACGCTTTAATTCCATTTGTGGATGCACATAAATGTTCATGGTAATTGATACATTGGAATGGCCGAGCAATTCGCTCAATGATTTATAATCACAACCACATTCAATGCATCTTGTTGCAAATGTATGCCTTAATGCATGGAATTTGAGGTGTGGTAATTCGAGTTCTTTTAAGACCCTATTGTAGTAAAGTCTGTATTTGTTAGGTTCTATTGGTCTATCTCGATTCGTTAATACATAATTATCTGCATCGCCTTGTAGAAGGATTGCATAATGCATTATCCAAGTGTTAAGAGGAATCATACGAGTGCTAGAGCGTGATTTAGGTGGTGTTATTTGCAAGTGACTACCATCTTCTTTTGTGTATGTACGTATCATGGTTTTGTTTATGTTCAACGATTTAGTCTGTACATTTATATCAGACCACTTCAAAGCGCACAATTCACCTATGCGTATTCCTGTATGGATGCATAAAAGGATTCCAAAGTTTTTACAATTAATCTCAGATTGGAGGTGATTAATCAATGTTATTTGATGTTCTTTTTCAAAAATCTCTACCGCCTTAGAAGGATGGTAAGGAAGTTGAACATCTATTTTGAATGGAAGTGTGAACTTCAAAATTTGAATAATGTCTTTGGCATATTTAAACGATACACCTCCTTTTCCGTCTTTTCGGCCATTTTCAAGTTTTTGAAGAATGAACTCTTGTAGAATATCGTTGTTCAAATCTTCAATTTGATAATTGCCAAGTGTTGGCAGAATGTGATTGTGGATCACATTACAATAATTTGTGTACGTGCTGTATTTTAGATAGATTTTCTTTTCTTTTAACCAAGATGTTAATTTGTCAGAATATAGCATTTTTGTTTTACCTCGTTTTTTAGTTTAATAGGAGAATTATATGGTAAAAACACATGAAATTAATTTAAACATTGATTTATTTAATTCATTTGCAACTAGAAACTATATTATTCTAGACAATAGTGAATTAAGTATTCAAAAGAATGATTACATTTTGTTCAGACAGACAATTTCTGCAAAGGGTGAGGAAGTACCAACAGACCTTTTTAGAATGACTCAAGTACAAGATATTACTGAAGATACTGGTCTTAAAGAAGGCTATGTCTTAATCAACGTAACAAAGTTATAAAAAAATGACTAGTCAACTAATAGTGAGTCGGTTGGTTAGTCTACCTGGTTAGAAACAGGTATTTATATTTTATATTATTTACAAATTAAAACAAATAGAAAAGGAGAATTATCATGAACATAATTCAAAATTTAGTAAGTCCTAGCTTATATTCTATTAAATGTCCGTATGCTATGAATCCGACACGAATTGTTGTTCATAACACTGCTAATGACGCTTCTGCTAGAAACGAAATTCAGTATATGATTAACAATAAAAATGAGGTTTCATTCCATTATGCTGTCGATGATAAAGAAATTGTCCAAGGTATTCCAGAAAATCGTAATGCTTGGCATTCAGGAGATGGTGGTAATGGAGTAGGTAACAGACAAGGTATTGCTATTGAAATCTGTTACTCAAAGTCAGGTGGTGCAAGATTTGATGCTGCTGAAGTCTTAGCTGCTAAATTCATTGCATCTAAATTAAAAGAAAAAGGATGGGGAATTGCCCAAGTAACTAAGCATCAAGATTACAGCGCTAAATACTGTCCACACAGAACTTTAGATAAGGGATGGCAGAGATTCTTAAATATGGTTCAAGCAGAGTTAAATGCTCTAAATGGACAATCTAAACCTGCTGTTCAAAATGGAGCTTTGGAATCTTGTAACGGATTTGTTGAAGTAACATATTCTGGAGCAGATGAATTAATTTTACATTCTCAACCTTCTTGGTCTGACTCTACTTCTGCAGGAACAGTTAAGAAGGGTGAAGTATTTACTGTTGTAGGATGTCAATTAGTTGATGGAGTTTGTATGTACAAACTTAAATCTGGTAAATGGATTACATCAGCAAAAGAGTATGTAACATTCAGAACAACTTTACATGGCTCTACAACACAAACAACTCAAGCCCCAAAACCAGCTACTCCAACTTGCAAATATGGTGTAGGAACAAGAGTCTGCACTAATACTTTGTCAAATGACTCAACTGGTTCAAAAGTATACAGAGGGGAATGGACAGGAAAGATCACAAGAGTTATTCCAGGAGCTAAGTTCCCATATTTATTAAATAATGGAACAGGTTGGACAAACGATACTGGAATCGACACTGATCCAAATGTACCAAGATAGGAAGGAATAGGTGAATTATTATGGATTTCAATGCATTAACACAAAATTTCGAAATTATTACTGTTGTAGGATGTTTAGTGGTTGGTTATATTATTAAAAAATCATTAGACTTTATTCCAAACAAGTATATTCCAACAATCTTAGCAATTTTAGGAGCTTGTTTAAACTCAGTTGCTAAAGGACCAAGTTTGGAAACGATCGTCTACGGTGCACTAATGGGTCTTGCATCTACAGGTATGCACCAAGCATTTACACGATTTGTAGAAAACACACCTGAAGAATAATTGAGGCTTGATCATGGTTTTTACAATTAATTCTGATCAAGTACTTTGGGTATGTACTTCGCTTGCTGCTCTATGGACTGCATGGGGTATCTTCAAACAAATTAAAAAGCCAAGTGACGACCACAGAGCAATGTTACTTAAGCATGATGACGACTTGAAAGAACACGAGGAGTTATTCGCTAAGGACAATAGACGGCTTACAAGTTTAGAAGATGGATACCGCAAAATGTTAGAGTGGCAAACGGAGCAACATCGTATAAACATGGAAAACGAAAGACGATTTAAAGAAGATGAGGAGTCTCGTAAAGTAATCATGAAAAGTTTGTATGTCATAATCAATCACACAATTACTGGTAATGGCATTGACCAACTTAAACATGTACGAGATGACTTAAACAACTTCCTTATTGAGAAGTAAAACAAAAAAGAGGGCTCGCTATATTTTCAAGTCCTCTTCGTTTTTCTGTGTGTACTAATAGATATCAACCAACCGGTGCTATATTATTAGTACACCACTTTAAAGTTATGCCCGTCAAAGTAAATTCGTTCTATATATTTTCTCCAGAATGCGCGTTTATTTTCTGGATTTAGCTTTGAGTAAAGCTCTTTTACATCTACATCATGTAACTCAAGTAGTTTGTTTGATTTAGGTTTCATCTCTTGCTTAATTGCTTCAATCTCGTCTTGTAGCTGCTTATATTTTGTATCAAACTCTTCTTTAGTCAATACACCATCAACATACAAATCTTTTAAACGTGATATTTTACTCTCTGTATTTGCTTTTTTGTTTTGTAATTTAACTTCATCAGTGTTCTCAGGTTTAAGAGATGCAGATGCAATTTCATTACATTTTTTGATCATGTCTTGTAGCACAAATTCTTCAATTTTTCTTTCTGAGATACAATGCTTATTATCACAAATACCATTTTGTGTATGGTTATAACATCTGTAATAATTAAGTTTGTTGTCTTTCCATTTTCGATAAAAACCAGCCATTCGTCTACCACAATGAGAACAAGTCATTAAACCCGTAAAAAGATATACATGGTTTGTTCTAATACTTTTTATATTTCTACTTAAAAGTTCCTGAACCTTGTCAAATTGTTCTACTGATATGATTGGGTCACAAAAATTATCATTTAATCCGCTTGGATGCTTACCGCAATAAATAGGATTAGAAATTCTAGAATTTTTGAATGCAGTGTATCCAATTGTTTCATCTGGATGTTGTTCGTTCCACCATTTACATGTACCAACCAATGATTGGTATTTTAGATAGTGCTCAAACATTTCCCTCATCCAAACAGATTTAACTGGATCTAAAACAAGGTGCTTGTTTTTCTTCATATATCCATAAGGGATTTGACCTGATACAATTTCACCTTGCTTAATCTTGTAAGCGAACACATCATTGATACGTTCTGAAACCTTTTCTCGTTCTCGTTGAGCTAGTGATAATTTCAAGTTGAAGATAAACTTACCATCTGCGGTTGAAGTGTCAATGTCATCTTCATTGATTGCTTTGATTGATACATCTTTTTTAGTAAGTTCCTTAACAACTATATTTGCATCCAACAAGTTACGACTAAATCTATCAAGTTTAGTGAATAAAATAATATCACCTGGCTTAGCTTCTTCTATCATATTTTGGAATGCTTTACGTTTTGTGATTGAACCTCCTGAGATACCTTCATCTGAGTAGATATTTCTGATTTTCAGATTATTTTCTGAACAATACTGCTTAAGACTCTCTAGTTGCGCATCTAGAGACATACCGAATTTTACTTGATCTTCTTTGGACACTCTTGTATAAAGTAGTGCTTCCATATATTACCTCCTACGCAAGTATTATAGCATATTCGCTTGAAATTCAAGGTATATTATGAAAAGGAGTGAAATTATATGTATAATAAAAAAGAATTTGCGAAAGATTTTAGAGAAAAATTAGTAGAAAGGAAATTAACTCAAAAAGAATTAGCTATTGAAACTGGATTAACAGAAGCAGCAATTAGTAATTATTTGAAAGGTGAAAGATTTCCTAATCTTACTTGTATTGATAAAATTAATAAAGCGCTTAATTCCGATTTTTGTAGAGATAATTACAAACTTAATGATGAGTCTATAACAAAGCTCAATAATAAAAGTTTTAGAAAACTAATGAAAAATAAAGATTTCAAAACTCTAGAAAGATTAATAGAGATAGAGAAACAAATTACAACATTAGAAAATGAGAAACGTAAATTATTGGAGTCTATTTAGACTCTTCTTTTTCGCGAAATTTACATCCTATATAGTGAAGAGAGAAGCATAAAGCTTCTTAGCAGGACGGGGCTTAAACAAAGCCCTTTTATTTTTCGCGAAATTTACATATCGCTGTATGGGTATATGTAAATAAAGGAGGAATATAAAAGGAAACCTCGCGTTGGAAACCCAACAGATGTTGCTCCGCGCCATACAGGAGAG